TTCTTTCATCTTAGAAACCGCTGCACCTTGTTTTGCCATAGCAATATCGTGCTTATAGCTCTCTACAATAGTCTTACACTTCATTTTATACGTTGCTGCTTCTTGCAACGAACTTGCATATCTGTTATCTAACTCTAATAGTCTGTCTACTTTGCTATCATTATCAAATAATAACCCTTTTACAATACCCATTGCTGTTTCAAACAATGCTAAATCACTGTGAATAATTTCATCACCTTCTTTAATATTGTAAAATGTTTTTCTGATACCAGGAACAATGGTTGTTTTTTCCATTGTAATCTCAAAATTGTTTACCCTTACAGTATTACCTTGTTTATCTATTGCTGATAATTCAATATCATTTTCTGATTCTTTTACTATCTCTTTAGTAACCTGTGTAGTAGCTTCATCTAATTTTTGTAAAATACTTAGCATGCCTGCTGCATTTTTACTTACACCTGCTAATTTATTAATACTGGCTTGTGTTTGTTTATCTTCTGATACACTACTAGGTGTTACAGTTGTTTCGTTTAGTTTAGCAATGATATCCATCATTCCTTTTACTTCTTCTGTTGGCATTATAGGCTCCCCTTCATACGTTCATAATATACTTTATTATTCTCCACTATCTTTTTAACAATATTTTTGTTAACTAGGCTTTGAATTAGGTAAACTTCACGCTCTGACAAATCGTCTTTGCATGTACGTTCTAATAAATTTTCGTACATTGCACACTCGTGAAGTGAAATAAATGTTGGAATTCCGCCTGGGGTTTCAATGCTTTTCATTTATTTCCCCAATGCCAATTGTTTTAGGCGTTCAATTTCTTGTGCGTTTATATTCGCTTGTTGCTGGTTTTGAGCTGAAACATTTGCGTTATTGGCTCTTTCTATATCATCTGGATCTGCACTACCGGCTCTAACTGCGCCTGTGCCTGTAGGTTGCTTGTTTCCACCAGCTACTGTTCTGTTCGGAACTGTTGAATCTCTGTTCATATCTTGATTGATATTATTAGCACGTCTATTTGCTACATCCATCTTTTCTGTGCCAGCTCTAATAGTTGCTCTGCTTGGTCGTGCTGTGTTTATTGTTCCATATTCGTCTAACTGTGTTTCTGGCCAATAACTATTTTCTTTGCTATCATACATTTTAAATGTATCATAGTCAATATACATGTCTGTGTCTGGGTCAAGATACTTTCCTTCTTTTGGATCGTAGTATAAAGTTTTGCCTATTTTTGTTTGAATAGGTCCTTCTAACCCATCACGTTCTTGATATTTTTCTCTATCAATTGATGGTAGTACTGACCAACCTTCGCTTACTGCACTTAGGTCTATAATTTCTGAAAAAGCATCGTTATCGTCTGCTTTCATACTGTTAATAAGTTTTAATGTTTGTGAAAAAGATAAATTTCTTAACTGTTCTGATACCTGATCTTTTGTAAGTTCCATTCCGAACTTAACATTTGCAAAGTCTATTACTGTATCAATTGTGCTGTTGTTTATTACATCCATATGTTTATCCTCTAGCTTCTCGCTTTATTTAGTCTTGCAACAATACGACTTGCTGGACTTAATCTTTTTGTTCTTTGTGCTTTCTTCATCATACGAGCACCTTTTTGAGCTCTTGTACGTCTAAGCACGAATCTCTTTTTTAAATTTATAGGTGCCGCACATTGACTAGGATTTGCAACTGGTCTACCTTTACGTGGGCCTACTGTACAACGAAAAGCTCTACTAACTTTATCGCCTCTTTTTCTAAAAATTACTTTAGCTTCAGAAACGATTGTATTGTAAGATTCGTTTAATAGCATTATTACTGTCCTATCAATGGTGTAACTGTATTTAAATTTAACAACAATAGTACCACTGTGGATAACAATCCTGCAATAACTGTTGCTGCCGCTCCAATAACTAGTTTATTACTAGATAGTGATGCTGCCGTTTGTTTTTCTGATACCTTAGCCATGGCATCTGTTAACGAGTCTACTTTAGCCTCGAGTCTGTTTAATTTTTCTTCTAACACGCGATATCTCTCCGCACATAAATCTACATGTGCCTCTAGATTTTCACGCTCAAGTCTTGACTGGTTCATTGCCATATTTTGTTCTCACAATCTTTAGCAGCGTCTTATAGAGCTGATTTAATTTAAATGCATCCTTGCACTTATTATATATGTATTTATATGTTTTTGCTGTATTTAAAGTAAGTGTTTTTATTCACTGTCATTGTATCTACTATTTCAGGATTAATTAGTGCTGTTTCATCTAAAGTTACATGAATTGGCATTGTATTAAAATCCTCTTCTAACATATAAGTATCATTACTTTCCTTTACCCAAGCATCTGCTGTTTCACTAGCAAACTTAAGAACCCAAACATCATGTAATCCGGTAAAATTACTACCAAATTGATGATCAGCTACATCTTCTGCGTCTAACTTTTCAACACTGCTTAATACAGGTTGAGATCTTAAACTTATACTCTGAATAAAAGTATTTAAATTTTGGGCTTGAAAAAATCCTTTAGAGTTACCTTTGGGACTGACTACACCCGTGTCTGTTATATCTATCAGTGTATACACTGTATAAAAATCTGTAGAACCAGTTAAGACCTCAACAGGTCTGCTTGTTCCCATTAATCCTGGTCCATACCAGTCAATTTACCAGCAGTATAACCTGCTGCAAAGGCTGCCGCGCCACGCATAATACGTTGTCCAACTGTTTTCTTTTCGCCATCTTTTAAGTTTAAACCGTGTTCTTCGGAATACTTTTTAAATGGTGTCATTAAGTCACTTCGCCTAGCATTTATTCTATAATGTTTATTTAATTGTGTAGCCGCTAATTGTTGTTGTTGTGTAGTTAACTTAGTCCAGTCTCCTACTAATCGTCTAGCTGCTCTTAATTTTGGATCTTGTATTGCTAATTGACCTTCAAGTTTATAAAAAAATGATTGTGCTTGTCCTGGCGTCATATTTCCCGATTGAAGTTGTTTTAAAAATTGTCTTATCTTAGGCTGACTTATTTGTACTTTGTTGAATAATAATTTATCTGCTTCTGTATTTGCGAATCCTTCTGGTTTTAAAATAGCATGTAATGTTTGATAAACATCTGTACCACTTGGACTAGGTCTACTAAATCCGCCGTACATTCCTGTTTTACGTGCATATTCTTTAGCCAACGGTGCATACTTATAATCATTTGACATAGCATACAAACTCATAAGACCTACAAACAGATGATCAGTTAATCCTCTAGCACCTTCTTTGCTAAGTTGTTGTCTTGTTTTAAACATACGAGCTTCGCCCAATGATTGAATAAACTCTAAACCATTACTTTCGTCACCTAACGTATGTCCGCCTTCCATGGCTGCATATTGTTTTAATGTATATTTTTCTTCGCTCATTATATATTCTCTTTTGCTATCATATCGCATGTGTTACTTGCATAAGTCTTAAACCATCTAGGAGCAAATGCATGTATAAACACTGCAAGCATTGCCTTCTTTAATCTCCATGCAATACCTATTGCATGTTTAAAGTGTTGCCAACGTGTTAGGTTAACTTCTTCTAAATGTAATTTACATTGCTTACTGTACATTTATCTTTCCTTTGCCATGTTAGCCGCTGTAAAGCCTGCTCTATTTACCAATTTAACATCTTTGTCTACTACATATCCTTCGCCGCCTCTTTGCCCGCTTGTATATGCTTCAACATCTGCGTCTTGTGAATCTAATGTACTAATAACTATGTTCTTAACTTTCATAATTCCTCTAATAAAATTAAAGGTTGCATTAAACCCATCTATATTACTATTTATATACTCGCCCATACGTTGTTTTTTGGGTGCTGATAGTTTACTACTATCTAACCATTTCATAAAGTCTGAGCCTAATTTATCTAAGCCGCCTGTTTTTACTGTTGCATTAATATATGTATAAAGTATTTTACCAAAGTCGGCCATTTTTAATTCTGGTGGTACATTGAATAACTTATCAATTGCACCTGCATGTTTTCCTATAAATGCATCTAATTCGTCTATTGCAGGAATATCTACACCTGGTGATTTTTGTACCATTACTGGTGGCATAATAAATGTTGGTCCACCTTGAAACTGTGTCATATCTATATTACTTTTTTCGCCGTCTAGTCCAATTGCCATATGTACAACTACACCAACATCGCTTTCTGCAATTTTTTTACCTACGTCACTGTCTACTTTTACTTTATATGTTGTAGTGTTTGGAGTGAATACATATTTGTTATCTTCTACTTGTGGCTTTGTAAACCAAAGTAAATCTCCGTGTGCATATCCTCTAAAATCTGCTGGTACTGTTGCTTCTACTTTAGGCCAAATCTCTTTCATTTTGCCTGCAAACGCTCCATAATCTTGTGGGTTCTTAGCATATCCTGGGCGATTTTTTAACATACCTTCTAAGTCATCTGCACTAGTGACTTTACCATCATATCCTTTTGCACTAAATCCACTTTTGTCTGTTAATACAAATTCACCCTTTTCGTTACGTCCAAATATAACCGCTGGTGAGCCGTCCCATTTAACAGTAACAGTATTAGGTTGTTGTTCTACTTGATGTAATGTTGCGATGGCTTTTTTAGCACCGTTGCTGCCATCCCATAAGATAAGATCTTCTAAATGTTGAATACGTGCATCTTCGTGTAAGTCTTGTGCTGTAGGTGTATATAAACCTTTACCTTTTAATCTAATGTTTCTGAGGTTTCTAGGTTTACGCTTTTTAGTACCTGCTAAAATATCATCTATTTTCATTTTGGACCCCTGATCTTTTTAACACCTCTGTTAAAACGTTCTGGGTCCCTATTTTTGATACTTAACATAATACGCTTAGTTAAATCCTGAGCCGTATCGCTATCGTAGTTAGAATCAATCATCTCTAAAATATTAATAATGCTACTGATTGCATTGTTTCCTTTGCTTTCGAGTAGAGCTGTTTTGTCCTTTTTGGGTGCTAAAGAGTTGATTTCCTCTAATAAGCTACGAGTACGTTTTTTCATGTGTTAAATCTCCAGTAATAGTTACCTATATAGTATTTATCTATCTTATTAACTATTGCTACGTTTTAGCATACTACGAAGTTTGTCGTGTCCTGCTATTGTGCTATCTACGACACTATTTTCTGCAATATTCTTTTCTTGATGTGATATTTTATTCTGTGATTTTATCTTATCAAATATAGCACTAGGTTGATTCATTGTAGATCCTGCTTCATCATCGTCTAAGTCCTCAATACGCAAGCCCGATATATCAAATTTTAAGTCTACTTTTTGTCCTACACCACTACTACTACGTGTTTTCATAAATTGTACTTGATATCTGCCACGTTCTCGCATTGCTTGGCTTGTAAATATACCAATTACGTTATCTGCTGTTTGTACCTTACTTAAACCACCCGCAATATGCGAATGATCAAACTCTACTTCTTCAACTGCCGCTCTGTTTAACTGTGATGCAGTAGCAAATAATATATCATGTTCTACTGCAAAATTACGCATTTCTTCTGATACAAATTTATCTTTAATATACAAATCACTTGGACTAACTTTACTTTGTGCTGGCATCATAAGATCCAAGTAGTCAATTAATACAGCATCTACTTTAATATCATTTTTAACTTCAAATTCACGCAAATAACTAGAAATAGCATTAATTGTAACACCATTTGGTAATTGTACAATTTGTAATTTACCTGCTTGTTTACCTTGCATACGTACTTTTAGATCTACGTCATCTTTGTTCTTAAACACATCACGTGTATTCATTCCAGTAATCATACTATCTAATCGCATACTAGATAATTCTTCACTAAGCTCTAATGTAATGTATACAACATTAAGTCCTGCAATTGACCAGTTAAGTGCTAAGTTCTGTAAGAACAAACTCTTACCACCGCCCGACGGTGCGGCAAATATATTCAATTCGCCTCTGTTAAATCCACCATATAATTTATTATCAATATCTTTCCAACCAGTGCTTGTTCCACCTCGTTGATTACGAACTCGTTCAATACGCTCTGCTGGATCTTCCCAATAATCGGTTCCCATGTGTTTAGCAAGTCCAATCTGCACTGCTTCTTTAATTCTTCTTTCTACAGGACCATATTGTCCTTTTTCCAACATGTCAGCACTTTCAAGTATTGCTCCTTCTAGTGCTTTGTGTTTACAAAATGTTTCAAACTCATCAATAAACCAATTTTGATGACGCTCATCTACATCTTTTAATTCTTGTAATTCTATATTTGTTGTTGCTTTAATTTGTTCTAATGTAGGTAATGCACTATAACCAGCTACATGTTCTTGTATAAATTCTACACCTTTTCTTAATTCTCTATCAAAGTATAACGGATCAATAATTCCATTAACCCTAGCAAATAGATCTTTGTCTTGTGCTAAAAATTCTACAAATAGTTTTTGTAGTTCTATATTATATTCTTTTACCTGTTCATTCATTTGCAATACTTTCTCATCATTAATTCAATTTTTGTTTTATTACTTTCAGCACTATTAAGTATACTACTTATTGTATACAATCTTCCGTATTTTGTCAAGCTATCTGATGCATCTTTACAGTCATTCCATTCTGGAAACGCAACACTCCAACCATGCTTTATTGCTGCCTTGCACATTAACTTTCCGGCTTCGTCTGCATCTGGTAATATTATAATACGTTTATTTAAACTATGTAATATATCTGCTTGATCTTCGTTTATGTTATTACTACCAATTGCACACCCGTCTGTTACAATAGCATCAAGTTGTCCTTCGCTTACAATAACAATTTCTTTATCAGGTGTTTGTCTATCCAAACCATATACAAAATCTTTTTTAGGTTGCTGATTATAGTACTTAGGCATTCCGTCAGGAATATTATTGCCTGCCCATCTTGCCGTATAACCAACTACTTTACCTTTGTATGTAAATGGCAATATAAAACGTTTACTAACTCTGCCATGTTGTTTACTTGGACTCCACATTAAATGGTTTAGCATCTTCTGGTAATTCTTTTTCATCCCAATCAATGATTAGTTTTTTACGTTTTTCAGTTTTTATTAATAGTGTTGCTACGTCTTGCTCACGCAATAATTCAAGTTGTATACGTTGTATATCTGCCTCATCGGCACCCAATGTAGTTAACAGTTGTTTTAATCTTAGTGTAATTTTACTTTGTGGACTCCAACCAGTTTTAAAATTACAATTAAAACAATTATACTGAAATTTATCACCATCAAAATGAAATCCGCCTCTGCCTTTAGTATCTGGTCTTGCTTGCCCATTTCGTAGACACATAGGACAATTGCCATGTATCCACCCACTTGGAGTTGTTCGCCAATTACTAGGAACCAGAGTTCTGACGTATTCATTCATTATAGTCATGTGTATATATTACACTCTAACTACGATTTTGTCAAGTGTTCCTGCGGCTGTTGTGTGTTTTGTTCTAATAAAGTTTACATTTGTACGGAATGTCCATGGATCTATTCCAGTATGCCCACTATATGGGAAAAATGTTTGTGTATAAGAACCAAGTGTAATATCAAACCAGTCGCTTTCAGTAGGATTTTCACTTAATGCACCCTGTACTGTAAAGTTACCAGTATATCCTGTTCCATACACTGCGATTGTAATTAGTCCATTTGGTTTATTGTAATAGCCTGTTGCTTTTAAGTCACTGCTATAATAGTATGTATCTGCACCAATTACTTGAGAAGTAAATGAATCATTTACTTGTGTGGTTAATGGTAATGCATCGCCTTCTTCCGAACATTCTACTGTAAAGTTAGGACGCATATTTAAGTCACAAAATAGAGGTAATACTAAGCCTTTATCGTTTGTATAACTAAACACAAGATCGTACAAGCCTTGTGAAAATAATGCACTTTCGCCTACTGTTAATACAACTTTAATACCACCTGCTTCGTAATCACTTACTATAGCTTTCTTACTTACAACTGTTGATCTATCTGTCCTGTCAATAAATGATGCATTAACTGTAACGCCTTGTAGCATTATTGGTTTTCTATCTTGATTTTTTACAAAGAAGAAAAACTGTGAATCAAAACCACGAAATAATTTTAAAAACCTGTAATTTAATGGACTGTTTACTGACGTACCTTTAGCACTAGCATATTTGCCTAGTCCTGGTGCTGATCCATGATCTTCTAATGTGTAGAGATCCCCTACTTGATTTATATTATATGCTGATCCGTAATTTGACATGTGTTAGACTCCTGTAATGTATTTATCAAAATCTTCCAAATTTTTTCTGCATAAATAAAAGTAATGCAAACAAAACACCAGAAGCTTTTAGACGAGTATCCGTTCTTAACCGTTATTGAATATGCAGGCAAAGAGTATCTTGGCATAGTCCAAAATATAGATAGTCATGTTGCTAGTGTATATATCTACGAACGACTTAATGATAAGAAAGAAAGAGTTAATTTTTTAGCACTAGGCGAAGAATGGTGGTGGGAAACAAATAGAAAATTACCTATAAACATTGCATTACTTAATAGATGGAACTTTGCTCATTGTGTAATGAGTTTTAATGTTAAGCAATTAGAAATAGTAGCAGGGCCTGAAGTTAGATTAAGTAACAGTATCACTAAACGTATCAAACGTAGAAGTATTAATCTTGTAAAGAAAAACCCATAGCAAGCATATTTAACTGTAATACAATAGCCATTGCATATGCGTGGGCGTGTGCTTTTTTAAAGAAGTAATCATCGTTAGTTGGTCTTACCCATACATCTTTATTAATCGTATCCCAATCCTTACCTATTAAATGTCTTTTAGCAGGACGTATAACTGCTAGTACAGCCGCTAGTTGCGATACACTTTTTGGTTTCATTTGACTTACAATGCCAAAGTGTTTGTGAATATGAAAGCATTGTTCTACAACTTCTTTATGCTCTAACAATTCCCACATAGGTTCTTTGTTTAATAATTCAACTAATTGTTGCTTAGTTTTAATATGTTTATACAAACTAACGTTAAGAACATCAATTTTAAAGTAGCCCATTTTTTCTGCTTCTTTGTGATCTATTGTACTAAGCCCACTAAATGGATTACTTGGAATATCATGAAAGTACACACCTGTATTATGTTTTACTTGTTTATTGTCTCTGGCAATCATTGCTGGTGTGCCTTTAATTATTTTTAACAACTGATCTCTATCAGCGATGTCAATATCAATATCTGTGTTTACTATCATATTCCTGCCTCTCCTAATATTCCTTCTACCCATCTCTGATCCTGTGGGTTAACGCTCATTGTACGTTGCCAGTAATCTACTTCTAAATAGTCTGTTATCATTTTTAATTGTTCACCGTTTAGTCTATCAATTAATCCTTGTGCTTCTGTACTATTAAATAAAACCCAAGGCGATATCTTTCCACTACAAATATGAAATACTGCTAAACTAGGTGCTATGTCACTAAAGTATCTATTATATACTGTATTGTGTTCTTCTGCCCATTTTTGTAAAAACATAATTGTACGTTCTACACCACGTTCAACTGATTCTGTTTTTAAACGCTCTTTCATCCATCTTGTAAACTGTTTATCTTTGCCCCATATATCTAGGCGTATACTGTTCTTTATTAACCAAGTGGTATAACCTGGTACATCATCGATCCCAATGTCGCGACAGTAATAACCAAACTTACAAAAACTAATGTAATATTGGCTTTTCGCAAAATCTTCGTATGTTTTATCATTTTTTGCATTTGTTCCTATTTTGTAAAATAATTGATATGATCTAAATCCAAGTTGTACATGCTTTTCATCTTTTTGCATGAACCTTCTTTTTTGCTCACACAGATGTATTGCTAATGTGTTTTCTTTCTTAAAAGATTTACCACAGTATTGACATTTGTGCATTTTATTTTTTCAACAACTCTTTGATTTGTTTTTTATTCATACCGTGTTCTTCAAACAACTCAACAAAATCTTCTTTTGTTTTAGTACTAATAAAAATTTCTACTTCGTCATCATTTAAATGACTGTAATTCTCTATAACCCATTTTTGTACTTTGCTTTGTTTCATTGCCTTGCCGGGTGCTATCCAAGGATGAAATGTAGTTTTTCCTAACCCAACTAACTGCATTAATTGATGTTGCAATTGTGGATGTTTACGTAATTTATTGAAGTGTACATTAACTACTTCATTTGTCCATTCTAAATAATGTTCGCTAAACATCTTATCGCCACAACTACTAGTATAACGCATTAATAACCATATTCCTACTTTCTTTTTTTCTTCTTCAGTAAGACTATCATACCAAGCTCTGTCTTTAGTATCTATTGCTTTCATTTCTTCTTTGATGTTTAACTTATTTGACAATGATTACTTCTCCTTCAGTTTCTATCCAAACTTTTGCACCACATGATAATGGCTTGTCTGGACTATATACTACTTTTGAATCACCTTTGATAACAACTTCGTGTGCGTAGTTATTATTTTTAGATGTTTTACATGTTAACACAGGTTCTCTTTCGCCTGTTTTACTATTGCGTTTTATAACGTGTTGATTAACATGTATTCTAGTCTTCATTGTACTACCAAAGCTCACTAATGTCAAGTATTTCGGGCAATTTGTTTGCTTCTTTTACAAATAATACACAAGGAGGATTTTCTCCATCATGTAATGGAACATTCAGCAAATGTCCAAACTTTAATTTAGGTGCATACCATTTTACATCTGTATAGATATTAGTAATATTAACATCTAAATATTTTGGAGTATATCCGGTTAATGGATTAAATGCAAATACACTAAACCCTCTGTCATTTAAGCTCATTAAACTAAGTACTTCTGGATTCCCACATTCGGGATCACAAATTACTATACTCCAGTCCAACGGCATTGTTATTGAATGTTGTCCAATTTGAATAACTGCCGCAGGCGCATAAAAACTTTCTAAGAATACCAATGGAATAAAATAATAATCAATATGTCCTGGATTGCTGTAATCTAATATGCTGTATCGTAAATCTTCTATTGTATCTGGTATGTCATCTAGCTCATACGTCTTGTTTTCTACTGTTAATATCTTCATATTTTTTCCTTATTGCCAATCCACTTTTTCTATAGTAAATGGATAGTTCGCTTCTTTATAAAATTTCTTACGTTGTGTTAAGTGTCTTTTACTAAATTTTGCTGAACTCGTAATGTCCCATATTTGAACATTGTCTTTGTCTTCTGCTTTACGTATTCCACGACCAATACTTTGAATTACTCTAACAAAACTTTTGCCAGGTTCAATAAGTACTAGATTAAAAATACGTGGTATATTAATACCAACTGCCGCAACTCCATATGTTGCTACTACAATTTGATTAGTGCCTTCGTTAATATCATCATAATGATCTTTACGATCTGTTGACTTCATTGAGCCACTAACAAAGTTAGCATGTGGTAAATTATCACAAATTAGTCCACCTGCTTTAATTCTGTCTACTAATACAAGTGTGTTACCCGATTCTGCAATATTATCAATTAATCCACTTATATGTTTCATACGATCTGTATTTGTTGTAAGATAAGTTAGCTCACTTTGATAATTATTATACTCTGCAAACTCTTTTAACTGAACAACATTAACATGACACTGACTAAGTACATCCATGTCTTGTAATTCACTTGCACTAAGTCTGTTAGTTACTTCGCCTAAGCATGCTTGTAAACTAACTTTTTCGTGATCTGCTTTTGGTATAGTTCCTGTTAGTCCCCAACGAAGTGGAATGTGTGCAAACTCTTTTGTTAACAAATCTTTAAGTACATCTGCTTTTGCTTGATGTACTTCGTCTACTATAAGACAAGTTACATTTTCAGTGAAGTCATGTAAACTAAGCTCAGCAAGCCCATCACGAAAACGTTTCCTTATACTATTTAAACTTTGCCATGTACAAATTGTATGGGTATGTCCTAATTCTTTTTTATCGCCAAAGTAAACTCCAACGTCTAGTCCTAAGTTTGCATAATCATCAGCAGTTTGCCTTACCAAATCTTTGTTTGGTACAATAACTATTGACCTTCCATATTTTTCTACACGTTCACTAAGTGCTGCGGTAACTAATGTCTTACCGGCGCCAGTTGCAATTTCTTGTAAACAATGAGGTGTTTCTAAAAACTTATTTACAATCTCAATTTGATAGTCACGTAATGTAATGGGCTCTCCTGCCATTTGGTGTTTTTCTGGCCAGAGCTTATGTTGAAATGTTGTCTCATCTACAGTTGGAAAGTCAAACTCATACTTGCTTCTTAGATCATCAATATCAATTTGATAACCTTGTTCCATTATGATAGGTAATACTTTGTCTAGTAAGTTAGTATATGTAACACCGCCTACTGTAAAGTAACTTTGACATCCATCCCATCTGCCTAACTTGTATGCTGGCACATGAAATGCATATGGTAAAAAGAACTTTAATTCTTTTTCACATTTCCTACGAGTGTTAACATCAAGTCCTTCAACTTTACAGTTAACTTCGTCTTTTAAGATAATTTTACATTTCATATTAGTATAATACACTATTGTATAGGATAAGTCAAGCTCGAACGCTTGATTATGTCAGATATTTTAAAAGTAAATAAAGACAGAATAATGTAAATGAAATTGATACAGCTAATGATATCCAAAAACCATTCTGTAATACCATGTATGCAAAGATAGGAAAGAAAACTAAACTTACGACTACGAAGTAAACTGTTTCCTTTGCCAGTTGAGCGAACACTTCTGGTTGTACTCCACTAAGATGCATAAAGATAACACTTATTACACTACCTAATGGTATTCCTAATATTAATGCACCCATTGTTGGATTACCACGCTCGGCAGCAGTTACTACACCTGCGATAACTAGCCCGCCTATAATTGCTTTAATTACGAATTCCATCTTGTATTTATGTCATAAAAAAAGCCCCGAAGGGCTTTTTCTTTTTAAATTTTATTATGCGGCTCTTCGCATACAAGTGACTTCAGCAGTTCGTTTCCACTTTTCATCACCAAAACTCTTTTTAAGATCTGCAAGTTTAGTTACCATTCTCAAACTAATCTCACGCATCTTTTCTTTGTTCTCAAACATGAAATTCATTAAGTCGTTCTGTTCTTCTGCTGTAAACTGATATTCATTAAGCATACCGTCTGCAACAATCTGCTTACAACGTAATACTTTTTCACGCATTGTATCCATTGTAAGATCTAAGTAGTGACATCTTGACATAATAGCCGCTAAGTGATCTTTAATCTTACCACGTACATTATCAAATTTAAGGTTAGTAATAAATATAACACTACCTTGGAATTCAAAAGTATCTGGAATTCCTTCACGTCTTAGTAATGCACTATCTGTATTCCAACTTAGTTTACGTTTCTTACAAGAATCAAGTGCCGCTTTAAGTAAGTTAAGACTTGTCTCATCATACAATACTGTATCACAATCATCTAATACTAGTACATTATTTTTATCTGCATTTTCAAACAAAACTTTATACAAACCAATTGCACTTGAGGCACCTTTGATAACTTCAAAACGTAATTTGTTACCTGCTAGTGTATCAAACAAACTATTCTTTTCTAATACTTGTTCAACACCAAATGATTTACCAACGCCTGGAGGTCCTGTAACAACCATACCACGCACAACACCATCAATTGACGCTTGCGTCATGTCATCTAAAATTTGAAAACGTTCACGCATACGTTCAATAATTTGTGCATCTGTTTCATTTGGATTATCCTTCACATTATTGGGAAGAACTTCTACAATTGTTTCGCCTTTTTTACTTTTACGAACTTTTTTTAGTTGCATTTGTGCCATTTATTAAACTCCTGTTTTTTATTAACTATACTTACAGTATACAGTAAGACTTCTTACTTGTCAACCTTTTATTTCAATCTTTTTTTGATGTTTTATTCATAGAATTGGGCCCAATGCGAAAAAGGGCCCAATTATGTAGTTTGGTGGGTATTATACTAATACTCTTTTTTTAGAAATAGTGTATTCGTTAGCTGCTCTACCAACATCACCAGTTTCAACTGCTGTTGCTCTTACGTTAAAACCTTCATCTCTTAATTCAGAAAGTCTTGCACCCGGAGATGCGATGTCTAATTTGTCTCTTAGATCATCCATAGTAAAAGATTTACCTGTACCCCAGAATTTAGCTAGGATTCTTTGGTTTTGAGTACCTTCTTTGAAAAATTTAGTACCCACTGCTTTTGTTTTTTTAGTTTTTGGCATTTTAACTCCTTTTTATTATTAATTATAATAACTTAATGTTATTGTTAAATATAATATATACTAAGAACGTAATTCTGTCAACCTTTTAAAAAACCCTTATATTTGTAGGATTTTTACCCTATTTACAAGGGTTTCTTTAGCATTTGAGTACTTTGATAGCTCATGTTTGTTAACTGTACCACGAATTTTAATGGTTTTATCCGAAATAATATCACTAATATCCGGTTGATCTCGCCACCAAAACTTAATAATATCCTTTTCAGCGTAAACTGTAGTAATCATATAAACATCACTAGTTTGAATAAACTTAACATCTAGTACTTTTACATTAATATCGTATCTTTTGCCACGATTACCAAAATACATACTGCTATGCTTTAGTGCAGACATTTTATCTTCAACTGCTTCACGCTTTTTGTCAATTACTACACTATGTGGTAAACTAGCAATAATGCTTACTGCAAACTTATTAACATTTGGCTCTGATAATGCTTTAGCAACATTTTGCTCAAAATTATTGAGGTTATTAGTCATCTTTTTGATCATTAATTTACCATTAATAGTATCAATAAGATTATTAGCATATGTAATCTCTTCTTCGGTAAACGACATCTTTGGATCTTCTAGAATATCAACAATACAAGTTTTATTATCTTGTATTTCAATAGGTTCACCGCTTTGTGTATCAGTATCGGTGTAACCTTGTCCACTACGGACAAATCCTTGATCTTTATAAACCAAGACTGCGGCACACATTACGTCAATAACTGTGATAGTTGGCCATGGTGTTTTGTTCATTTGTGACTCCAGTGGTAAAATTAAGTGTTTATTGAACATTTTCTATTTATAAGTATAGTATACGGCAAGAAGTCTTGCTTGTCAACCTTTTTATAGTGAAATATCTTCTAAACCTGCTGCTCTTAATTTAACAACATTATTAATCTGGAATTGCTTGGCTTCTAATGCCTTAATAATGCCTATGTATTTGTTTCTTACCAAACTAAAGTCGTTGATAAGATATTGTAAATCTACTACATCTTGTTCGCCGTCAACAAACTTGTCTGCATCACGCGAGCTAAGTGCTTTATTGTAGTTTTCTAAAAACTTACGAAATGTTTTGGATCGTAATGTACGCATTTCAGTATGTAGGAACTCAAGTATTGCTTCTACTTCCTGTAATTGATTAAATCGATGCTCTACAATACCAGGCATATCTCTACTTTGCTTTTCTAATACACCTTTCATACTACACTCAAATCGTGCTTCATCAATTTGCTTTTCATAGTGAGAGATAGCCTGAACTATCTCTCCTAAATTTCCTGTAACTTTACGATACCATACACTCATTAGTATTCTAACTCCTCGTCATCTTCATTATATTCATCAAAAACATCTTCATCTTCTTCTTCTTGCTCTAGGTGTTCATCGAGTGCTTCACCTAAGTATTCGCAATGATCAGCTATTTCTTTATATGCTGGTTTTAGTTCAAATCCGAAGTCGAGAAGCTGATATATAGTTCTTCGAGCATATTCGGGCTTGTCCTTGTCAGAAATAAAGTTTGATGCTTCGTCATATAAGTTAAATATAAACTCAAAATCACCTTCATCAAGATTCATTCACCACCTCCGTTGTAGTTTCTTCAATATTATCCATAATTTCTTCTTCTGCATCAGCTACCTCATTGTCATATTCTGACATAACGATATCTAATGCGCCGTCCTTGTTTGCATTCCAAGGTTTACGAAACATTTTAATTATTTCACCTGTTACAGGGCTAGTATATTCTAAACTGTTTCCACTTTTCTTTAACAAACCTTTTGCTTCAAAGAAGTCAGTCAAGCCACTATATGGGCTCATACCTGTTTCATATGGGATTTCAACTTGTACACTTTCAAATGGTTTAGCATAACGAGATTTCATTACCTTACATGCTGCTCTAATACCAAATACTTGTGATGTTTTGTTACCGTCTGCATCAACTTTAAGTTTAAGTTTACGCATTGCAATAACAATACTACTTGCATAGATAAAGCCTTGTCCGCCTGAGATCTTATCATCTGGATCGAACATGTCCTGTGATGCATATGTATGGTTAGTTGCTAGTAGTCCTACATTGTACTGTCCAAACATATTAACTGTGTTACGAACTAGTGCAGTTAGAGCCTTTGGTTTACGACCCATGTCACCTTTCATATCACCTTTATTAAATTGATCAACATCAGTAGGTGTTAATAGCATACCTAATGAATCAACTACAAACAATACTTTAGGACGATCTTCTGATTCTGATTCGGCATATTCTGCCTTGTAATCTTTCATAAAGTCACTAATTGTTTTAGCAACATCATCAATCATACTCATGTTTAGTTTAAGTAGTTTTTCTGGACTAGTGTCTACATTTAATGCGTGTAGCCATTTCTCATCTAATGCGTTTTCACTATCAATTAGAATAACAAATATGCCTTGTTCTTGTGCTGATCTAACTACATTACCTGCCGCAATAAACGATTTACCTGCGCCTGATTCTCCTGCTAGAACAGTTACCTTACCTAGTGGAATTCCTTTGTCGAATTCATTACTAATAAGTTTGTTTAATGTGTAATTTCCTGTACTAATCCAAGTGTCAGGGTCGTTAAAGCCTACGCTTAACCCAGGAACACTTTTAGTAATAGCTTTTCGGAATTTACTTACGTCAAATGGTCTTGCCATAATGTTTTTTCTCCTATGTTAAAGTGAGGGCACTAAGGACCCTCACTCAATTTATATTACTTATTGCTTACGATTTCTAATCTGTGCTAGAATATCTTGAGCACTTGGCTGATCACCTGCTGGTGCTGCCGCTGGCGCCACTTCAGCTGTTGCCATTTCTGGCTCTGGTGCTGGTGCTGGCGCTACTGCTTCAGCAACTGGTGCCGCTGGAGCTGGTGCTGGTGCTGGTGTTGGTGGTGGAGTAGTTGCTGCCGCTTCAGGTTTTGCTCCTGTAGTAGCTGGTGCATCCACACCATATGGACGATAGTACTGACCAAAACGTGCTGGATCATACAGTTGTCCATCAACACTTGCTTCGAACATTTCAAAGATAGCATTTAGATGCTCTGCATCAGGCTTCTTAGGTAAGAAGTCATTTAGATTATGCAGATTATGTGTTGCAATTGCATCACGTTCTGTTTGATCTAAACTACGTTCTCTACGAGCCCAATTAGATGTTGAATAGTCAGCATATTGACCTTTGGTAGATTTTCTAATTACGAAATCTGTACCAGCTTCATAGTCTGTAGGAATTTCCTGGAATTCAGGATCCATTAATGCTGAACTAATGATTTTATAAATTTGAGGTGAAATAACAAAACGTCTAATAGGATTCTCAGGTACTGAGTCTTCCTGTAGATCACTTTGTGTTACAAAGCCTTGGAAAATGTAACTACGTTTTTTCCAATACTTACGACCCATGTCTTCCATTGTAGGGTCTTTAAACCAAGGACGAATTTCTGCATGTACTGGACATGTATCTCCCCACATTTCAACACAAGGTACTTGTATTGTAACTGGTTTGTTTTCGTCGCCGCCTTTTACACCTGGAAATGATAGACGGATCATTTGACGTTCTTTCCAAAAGAAAGTGTTGTCGGGATCTGCGTCTGGGAGGAATCGTAGTGTTGCACTACTGCCTTCTGGAATATTCCAGTGTGTGAAGATAGCGTTATCGCCGCCACCTTGTGATGAGCCTGAGCTCTTAGTTTCCTGTGCTTGTAATTTTGCACGGATTTCTGCTAAAGATGCCATTATTAGTTTCTCCTATATTAGCCTTTATTTGTAGCAAAACTTATAGTTCTGCTTTGTCTGTGTAGCTATTGCTACTTTGCCTTTGTGTAGCTCTTAACTACTTTTGCCTTTAGTTGCCATTACAGTATATAACAAATTGTGCCTACTGTCAAGCACTTTTTAAAGAAAAATTATGCAATCTTTCTTCTTAGACCACGTAACGTAGCTTCAGCAAGATCTTCCATTGCTGGTTCCTTTGCTGGAGCCTTGTTATTTTTGTCTAAATATGCTGCAATCTTGGCCAATAATATAACATGCTCTTTTGGCAAGCTATACATTTCGCCTGAAATTTGACTTAGTAAGTTAAATACTTCGTCATTTTTACTGTTCATTGCTAGATAAGATAAGTGTGATACTAACTTAGCCATTGCACCGTTACCACCTGAATATTTAATTGGATCTTCGTTATCCGGATGTTCTGGGTCATTTGGATCAATGTTAAGTTTAAAATCTTCCTTGTTTTTAATCATGTCGTATAAACGATTCATGTTAGTTTTTGTTAGATCTGTCATACTATCTCTCTCCTTTACAATACGGGCTACTGTTTCTAAAACTGCATCCATGTTCGCAGTTTCAAATGTATTGTACATGAACTTGTCAGTTATGTCAACCTCTTCTTTATCTTTTTCTTCTACAATCGCAGTAGTAGGAACTTGATAGTTGTTATAACCTTTTGAAGTCTGTAGACTCTTAACTGTATTCTTAAATTCTTTTAATTTTTGTTTAACTGTTTCAACAATGTTTTCATTGCCTTCGTTTGTTAATTTGTTTGTACGCACATGTCTCAAAAACTGTGTACATTGTGCTACTTCTGTACATAAATTAACTATTGATTCACCAATTGCATCATATGGCGTTCCGCCATTGCTTACATGGTTGGCCATAGCTTTAGCGCCTTGTAAATATTTGTGTGGGAATCTAAATCTCTCTCCTGCACTGTTTTCAATAAACAATGCTTTGATGTTACGTGATCTGCTACCACGCACTTCTTCATTAACACCTTTTGTATGCTTAATAATAAGTTTAGTGTTTTCTGGTAATTGAATATAACTTGTTTTTAGGCTACCTGTTGCAGGTTTATAACCTTCTACAACCTTAGTGTTTTCATAAAATTCTTCTTCTTTTTCAGCACTTGCCATTTCTTTACAATCACTACATCTGCCATGTCCGTTATCAACGTCCATAATTGGGGCGCCGCAACAATTACTTACATAACCGTCTTCCATCTCATCACCTGGTGAATATGATTCAGTTTCAGTTTCAAGTAATTCGCCTTCATTCATTGATTCAACAAATACTTCTACCATGTCATCGCCATTACGCAATGCACCTTTTTTAACTTTTACGTTTTCTTTGCCGTATTTTGCTATTGCTTCTTCTGGAGACATACTAGTTTGTTTCCAACGCTTTTCTGCTTCATTAGTTTGACGCTTTTCTGCTGCACAATCATCACATGTGTCAATGTCGCCGTCTGTTTCGTCTTTAATCCATTCGCAATCAGCACAACCTTCTGTGCCTTCTTCAATTGGTTCTTTTCTAATACCAGATAGTTCTTTTAATCTGCGAATTTCTTCATCTTCTTTTACTACATCGTGTGCGAAGTCTTTTAATTCAATATTCTTATCAAATTTTCTAATGTTATATTCTGCCATAGCGTTGTGTCCTGCTTTTTTAATACTATTCAATAAATCTTTGTGTTCATTAAAATTGAAACTAGCTCCTGCTTGTACAACTAGTTCAACTCCATCTTCTTCTTCTCTAATCGTGATAAGAAAATCATTATCATATGCGTAAAATCTCGCTGATATTTCAGGATCTAATGTTTTATTTCCCATTGGATCAAACAATTTTAATTTAATGTTTGCACCCTTTAGGATGTTAAAAATCTCTTGTGATAGTTGCATTGTATAGTATTCCTTTAATGTATTTATCAATTATTGCATTATATTAGACTAAACGGCATTGGCTCCATACCATCGCCATCTTCAAAATCATCGTTTAAATAGTCAAAAGCGTCTTCTTCATACTTAGATACTTCTAAACTCATACGCACTATTAAGTTGACTGCCATTACAAGGTCATCGTGTTCACCGTCTTTGGCTGCATAACTATTGCCACGTGCAATAAATGTTTTTAATTCTCTTAATAAAGGTTTACTTGCTATTTCTAGTTTCTCTGTTTCAACCCAATATTTTAATTTACTACATGCACTAATTTTTGCTTTGTGTGTAGTTGTAAAGCCTCGTCTATAACGTTTAGCATTACCATGTTGTCTTGTTTCACTTAAAAATGTACCTGGAAAATTTTCTTCGCCTGTTTCTTCTACAACAACTAGTGCTGCTTCACCTAATGTATTGTTTTCCATACTGTAATATATTTCACAATCACCATTTGTTTCGCTTTCTATAAACTGTGCTATTTCTCGCAAAATTTTTATCTGCCCTTGAACTGTTGTTCTATTATGCATCCATTCTGCTACTTGTTTCATCCCTGGCATACTATACACTTGTATAGCACTGTTATCTCCACCTGTACCCAAACTAGGATCTAATGCTATCATATATAATTTGCCCTTGGCAACTGGTGCATACCAGCGTACTTGTCCTGATATAGCGTATGGATCACGTGCTTCCATATTACTAAGTTTAATACTATCAATTAGTGTTTCATCAAATGCAATAAACTCACATTTATGTTCACGTCTAAATCGTTCTTCACCAATTTTACCTTGTTCTATATCTGCCCATTCTTGATCTCTGTCCGGGTGTACTTCCCATGTAGCAAGATAATGTGCAAATCCATTAATACCCTCGTTTGTTGCATTACCAAATTCGTCTTGATTCTTTTGTGCATCTCTCCAAATTTGTGCAAATTGATCATCGTCCATATTTGGCGTTGATGTAATAATACACTTACCACCTGTTGCTAGTGTAGGAGACAGTGAAGTCCAAAATTCTTTGGCTATGTTTGGACGCACAAATGCAAACTCGTCTAAGTATGCTAACGATATACTTAAACCACGTCCAGTATTTTCTGTTGTTGACTGTGCTACGATACGAGATCCGTTATCAAATTCCAACGATCCTTTGTTATATGCTGTAACACCAGCTCTTATATAATCCGGTAATGTTTCGTATGCAAAACGTATACGTTGCATAATTTCACTGGCACCACTATACTTGTGTGCCGCTATAAGAATAGTTTGGTCTGGATTAAACATTGCATACCATAACAAGTATCCTGCTGCACAAGTACTTTTACCTGTTTGTCGTGCAAGCATACTAATACTGTATCTATTATTGTGATATGTATCTACTAGTTCTTCTTGGAAATCATATAGTGCAAATTTCATGCGACCTTGTGTAGGATGCTGAATATAACAGTGTTCCTTCATAAAGTGTTTAGGGTCTTGTGTACATAAAGCAAGTTCTAATAACTGCTCTTCTGTGTATTTTTCTTTTCTATATGGGGTTTTAGTTAATTTTGTATCTACTGCCATTATACTCTCCCAAATGCCCAGTGACGTTCTTTACACCACCAGCATTCGCCACAGTGTGTTATCATCCAGTCTGGTTCATCTTTGTTGTGTCGTGCCTCTTGTTCACAACTTCTAGTATATGGAAATAAAGTTTCCATCATATCAAAATGTTTATACAAATATGCTACCATACGTTTATCTACTTCCATTAACGGTGTCCAACGTGTTATTCCTGGTACATATTCTCTAATTATCATTCTACCATGTCCTGCATCGCGTGGTTCATGACGACCTTCTAATAATTCAACTATTTCCATTGGAGGATTTTGTGTAGTTCCATGTAAAGTAAATGTTATTCCATGTAAATCTTGTTGCATTTTTTCTACCTCATCTAGTTCTGATCTAATTTGATCTGTACTATAAAATGTATAATGGCTTTTAATTAATTTAGTTCCTGTGAGATGGAGTACTTTATCGAGTACATTAGTACTCCATTTAGCATTGTACCAGCCTTTAATAGGATTAGCTGATGTTATAACATGTAGTTCAGCATCTGGTATATGTTTTTCACAGTATTGTATTAACATCCATAACAGTATAGCACTATCGGCTCCACCTGAGATGTTAATGCAAATCTGTTTATGTGGTTCTGGTACAGTAAAATGTATAGTTTGACCAAAACTATCTGTATATGTTTCAATAGGTCTTTTCATATTACTATTTATAAAGAAAAAACGGCGTAGTTAATTAACTACACCGCTTTAATTTTCACCTGGGAGGAAACGTGAACTTTTTAAATTTTTCTGCGTATTTCTTCGTTATGCATTATTATTCCCCTTTAGATTTTTTATATGCTTCTTTGATATCTTCAACTTTATGTTCTTTTAAGCCTACTTTCATATCTTCTGCATCTAAATATCTTTTTAAACTTAGGTTAACACTTTGTGCAAAGTTTTCGTATGGTTCACCATGTGATGTAGCTTCTTCTTCTGCTGCACCGGCTGGTGTGTTTGCCCATTCATTAATTTTTTTATCAATTGCTTCTTCGCTTAAACCTGAATTCTTTAATAATGTAATTAGTTGTGTGGTATCCATTGTT